GCACGTTTCTCGTGCTTGTACCGTTCATTCGTGAAGCTCAGCGGTTGAAGGTGGAACGTGCCTATGGTGACGGATGGGATGAACTGCTGGCAGAAAAAGCGGTTCCGGAGAGTGATGTACATTATGCGGCATGTATGGCTGTTGCACTGTTTGCTATGGCGGCAGCTTTGCGTCGTCTTCCGCTCCGTATATTTCCCAGTGGGGTGATACGCGGCTATATGGCAAAAAACGGAATGGCGGACAGCCGGATAGCCGATACGGATGATATTGTACGGGTAGCGGAATGGATGGAGGACGATGCTGCTGTTTGGTTGGATGAAATGAAGCGGGTACGTGACGGGATAATTCCGGTGTATGACCTGCTTCCTAAAAATGATGAACGGAATAAATACTGCCGGTTATGAATGTGATACAGAGACCTAAGCCAAGGGAGTTCTGCGCGACCATGCGTGAGTACATTATTGATACGGACAGTACTATAACCTTTTCCGTGAGGTATGGCGGGAAGACTGTTTTGGAAGAGGAATATTCCCCGGATGCCGATTTTAAGGTGCGTACCCGTGGATTGGGCAAGTTCTGTGAACTCGCTTTGTGGGGAGTATGGTGTTCCGGGGAGAATACGACCCAGGCAGATGCGGCAGGAGACTTCACGTTTCTTATCAATGGAGTGGAGGATATGACTTGTTTTGTCATGTTCAGCCGTTTGGTTACCCGGAAAGATGCGGAAGCTCCGGGCTGTTTGAGTGAGGTAAACCGGAAAGTGACGTATCCTGGAGCAAAGGAATATGTAAGCGGTTTCCCGGTCGATGCGTCCGGAAAGAAAGGGATGAATGTGACAGCCTATTGGGATGACGGAACAGAGGAAAACCGTTTCGTAGCTGCCGGCAGTTACGATGATGGGGTTTATACGTTCGATACGAGTCCGGATGTCGTTTCCTCTCTGTTTGAGAAGCCGGACATTCTTCAATACAAAGTGGAGGTATCAGGCGGTTCCCTGCTGTTTGTCATAGACCGGACACGCTATGCTGAAGCATGGTGCTTCCGCTTTAAAAACGTATATGATATGCCGGAGACACTGACTGCTACCGGTGGCCTGAAAATGGCAGGAAATAATGAAAGTGATATGGCTGCCATGTATGGGGTAGACCGAAAGTTCGGTGTTAAGGTTACGGATGAATATACGGTTAACAGCGGGCGTATATTCTTCCAAAGCGATTATAAGCTGTGGCATAACCTGCTTAATTGTCAGGAAGCTGGTATTCTTGTTAATAATGAGTGGTTGCCGATTGTGATAACCAAACAGAAGTTTGAACGGGAATTTCGCAAGAGTGTTTTGAAAACAGTGGAGTTCAGCTTCCGGCTGGCTGATCCGGAGCAGAATAATTTGATAGGCTATGATTGATATTGTAAGATACAGGGAGATGCTGCTGGAAATCAGGCAGCGTGTCAATGCCAGGTCGGAAAAACCGATTGAGGGGATTAAACTGGCAGTACGGGAAGGGCATTTGCAGAAGAAGCTGAAGGATGCGGAGGGTATCTGGCTATGTGGTAATTTTCCGGATGCGGAATTGAAAGGCGGGATGGATTGCCATCAGGAATCCAACCAGATACTATTGTTTCTGCTGGAGAAAGTTCCTGCAGGGGAAGAAATGGATGAGGAAGAGTTGCAGCATTATGCGCTGTTGCAACGTATTATGGAACTGGTAAAGAAAGAATTGCTGGCAATGGACTTCGTATGTGGCGAGTTGAGTCCGGCAGATGGAATGCTGACCGAATGGGAGTATGATGTTTTTGGTGGGTTTAATGGGCTGAGTATTGGCCTGAAACTGGTAGATTGATATGACTGAGTTGTTTATAGATGGGGTATCGGTAGTGTTGCCCGCGGCTGTTGAGATACAGGTGAAGCGTGAAAATCCGTTCTTTACCAAGAATGGGGAATATACCTATGATATAGAACTGGCTTTAACCAATGCCGTTAATGCCCGGTTGTATAATCATTTGCATAGGCTTAACTCCATAAAGGAAGTAAAGACCAAACGGAGGGCTGTACTGATAGCGGACAACCGTGTGTTCTGTGACGGTACTGAAGTGATTACGGGATGGACGGAGAAGAGCGTTTCCATACAGATAGCATCGGGGAACTCGGAACTCAACTATTTTATCGGTTCTGACAAGCTGGTTTCTTCTTTGGATATGGGTAGTGCTCCCATGCCGTCTGCCGGACGTAAGAATAGGCTACTGGATAAGATGTATCCGGAGGTGGAATATAATCTTCCGCCCGTGTTGGCCGGAGAAACCATGATTAATCCGTTCGAACTCGAATATTATCTTACAGAACAAAAATCCGGAGAAAAGGCAGGGGTGTACACGGAACTCTCTTTTAAAGAGGTTGCAGACGGTATATATATTCCTATGCCCTATATGGCTACTGTCATGGAGAAGATGATACAGGCACTTGGCTATCAGATTGTAGAGAACCAGTTTACCGATACACCCTGGAAATACCAGTTGATTATCCATGCCCAACAGACAACGGAATACGCCAAGATGTTTCCCGGCTGGACTGTGAAGGAGTTTTTGGAAGAAGTTGAAAAACTGTATGGTATCCTTTTTATTATAGATAGCCGGAAAAAGAGCGTCAGGATAATGCTTTCCGCAAATTATTACGTAGCTCCGCCGGTAGCCTATTTGTCTTCTGTGAAGGACGAGTACGTCGAGGAAACGGAAGACGAGGAGGAAGAAGTGAATATCGGTATCAGGAATGTGAAATATGATTTGCCGGATAGTGAGTATTACAAAAAAAGGAGATTGCCGGACGCATTGATGGAGATGGCGGAAAGAAAAAATGTGGTCGGGATAGCTGCGGTACATGATTTCTTTGCTAATAAGTCAAATGGTATGGAGTTGGTTACGAATACCAGCACAGGGATAGAATACATCAGGACTTCCTTTGAGAAGGAGGATATAGGCGGAAAACCGCATACCTTATATCGGGGATGTCCGGTCAATGAATATGCGGATTTGGTCTATGATGCCGGCCGGGATTTCGTTACGTTGGAGATGATACCGGTACGGCATGGGGCAGTACCGATTAAACAGACTACGGTACAACTGGATGGGCGTGTTACCTATGCAAATGTATTGCGTATTGTTCCGGTCTTGGATAGTGCCGGTGACTTGACAGCTTCGGATGAGAATGTAGAGGAGAGCACCTCTTCTCAGGGTATTGAAGATTATATCAAGAATAATAATTATGAGGATGATACGTCAAAGAGTACGGTTTATTTGGGCTTTTATACGGGCATTAAGAAACAGACCGGCTATTTGCGTAGACCGGACTCAGACCCGTATCCGACCGTATATACGGACAACATACTCAATAAGGGACTGATATTCCACACTTCGTATTCAGGTATGGACGATGCGAAGATGAGCCTGGCGGGGGAGTCAATGGAGCTGAAGGTGATTTCAGAGCATCTGTATAAAGAGGATTATGATATAAAGAGAGAGAAGAAGTTTACATTCCATTGTTACGACCCGAATATTTATGACATACGGAGTGTTTTTGTTATACACAATAAACGGTTTGTTTGCAAAGAATGTACATATATGATTGATGCGTCCGGACGGAAAGGAGCCTGGGAAGGTGTGTTCTATCCGATTTCCATAAGTGATACGGAAGCGTTGTCACGGTGGATATTGACGGATGGCAAATGGCGTGACGGTGGTGTCTGGTTGGACAATGGCCGTTGGCTGGATGAATAGTTTTTTGTCTGAGTAAGAAGTACCCGGTAGTCTGTGAGGATAGCCGGGATTTTTTTTATGGAGCAGCCTCTTTTATATGTCCTTTTTCATAGTTAATCGCCAGGATACCTTTGTCTTGGTAAAGTAGTATAGGTATGGCGATAAGCATAAATGATTTTAGAATGGCAATCCGGATTGATAATTCGGAAGCCAAAACAAAGTTTGCGGAAACAAAAGAACAGATAGCGGCTGTAAGGGCGGAAATGGATAAGCTTTCTGCGGAGGGCAAGAAAAACTCTGATGAGTATAAGGCACTCAAGCAAAGGCAGGATGAATTGAATAAAAGCCTGGCTGAATATCGTAAAGAAGGAGTACGGACATCGTTGTCTTACGCTGAACTGCGTAAGGGGGCTTCACAACTCAAACGGGAAATGGATAAGGCTATTCCCGGAACTGAAGCATGGAAGGCTTTGCGTCAGGATTACCTGTTGACCAAAAAGCGTATGAGAGAGCTGGAGGTGCAGGCGCGTGATACCCGTTTTTCCCTTTCAAAAGTGGCGGACGGGTTTAACAAGTATGCTGCTATTGGAACCAGTGCCGTAGCTTCGTTGACCGGGGTCGTGTTGACAGCCCGTAAATGTGTTGATGAGTATGCGGAGATGCAGGAGGCGGAGAGCCAGGTTATCAAATATACCGGGATGACAAAGGAAGAAGTGGCGGAACTGAATGAGGAGTTCAAGCACATGGATACCCGTACACCACGGGAAAAGCTTAACGCTTTGGCAGGAGATGCCGGGCGGTTGGGTATCACCGGTAAAAAGGGTGTATTGGATTTTGTGGATGCTGCCAATCAGATTAATGTCGCTTTAGGAGAGGACCTGGGGGAAGATGCAGTAAAGAATATCGGCAAATTGTCACAGATGTTTGGGGATGCAAACCGGACACTTCGTGAGAATATGCTGGCTACCGGTAGTGCTGTGAATACCGTTGCCCAAAATTCTTCGGCGGCAGAACCCTATCTGATAGAGTTCGCTGCGCGCATGGGCGGTGTGGCTAAGCAGGCAAAATTGACGATTACTGATGTGTTGGGGTTTGCTTCTGCGCTTGACCAGAACATGCTACGTAGTGAAATGGCAAGTACTGCATTACAAGGGTTGATTCTGAAAATCTATCAGGAACCGGCGAAGTATGCCAAGCTTGCTAAAATGGACGTGGAAGAGTTTACCACGCTTATTGACACAGATGTCAATGAAGCGCTTCTTCGTTTCCTGGAAAGTTTGGGTAAACTCGGTGGTATGGATAAGATGGCTCCTATACTGAAGGAAATGAAGCTTTCCGGTGCGGAAGCTGCCGGAGTGATTAGTGCTTTGGCTGGAAACGTTGAAAAGGTACGTAAGGAGCAGAAAACTGCGAATGATGCCTTCCGTGAGGGAACGAGTATTACCAATGAGTATAATGTGCAGAATAATACCGTTCAGGCAGGATTGGATAAGGCGAAAGAGAAATTTAAGAATGTACGGGTAGAATTAGGTGAGAAGCTGCTTCCTGTAATGAAGTATATGATTACGACCGGAAGCATGACGGTGAAAGGGTTAGGTGTGCTTGTTTCTATCCTATCGGAGTATAAGGGAATCATATTGTCGTCGATTGCTGTAATAACTGCATACACCGCAGCGGTTAAAGCGCAAGAACTGTGGACGAAACGTTTGACGGTCGCAAAGACATTGGAGTGGTTGCAGGAAAAGAAAAATATTATCACAACACGGGCATCCCGGAGCGGAACCCTTTTGCTGAGTGCTGCCAAATATGCTTTGAGCGGTAACATTAAGAGGGCGACAGTTGCGATGAAAGCTTTCAATGCGGCCAGTAAAGCCAACCTTTTGGGTATATTGGCTTCCCTGGCATTAGGAGCGGGGGTCGCTATTTACAAATTTGCGACCCGCACTTCAGATGCGGAAAAAGCCGTTAATTCTTTTTTGACGCAAAGCGAAAAGGAACGTAGTCAATTACGTAAATTGACTGATGCGACTAAAGCAGCCGGGGAAGGTACAAAGCGCAGGAAAGAGTTGATAGAGGAAATAAATACCAAATATGGGCAGTATCTTCCTTATTTGCTTAATGAATATTCGTCCCTGAAGGATATAGAGCAGGCCTATCGGGATATTAATACAGAGATGGACCGCAATTTGGCGAGGAAAGTCCTTCAGGAGAAGAGTGACGAAATTCAGAATGAGAGTATGACGGATAAGATTGATGAGATGAACGATGTCCGTAATGCCCTCATTGGTACATTGCCTCAGTCACAGGTAGATGATTTCCTTCAAAAAATGGTCGTAGCTACGGATAAGAGTATTGCTGCCGGTAACACTGCTAAAAATACAGCGAAAGCCATTACCAAGAACCTTGAGAAATATTATTCGGATAGAAGCGATATCCCAAAGATACAGGGTGAGATTCAGGATTATGTTGAAGTCGTTGAAAAGGCGGCTAAGCGTATCACTGCGGTGAAGGCGGAAATGAATCCGTTCATAAACAAGCCCTCTGCCAAGAATAAGGCAAATGTTTTGGAGGAAGTTGTTATTACTCCGGGCAGTACAGGGAATGGGCATGGGAGAGAAGCGGATGAAGAAACCCTGAAAAAAGAGTTGAAAGCCCGTATGGAAAAACTGAAAGAGGCTATGCAGGAAGAGCGGAACCTGTTAAAACAGAAACTGCTGGATGAGAAAATAACGAAAGAAAAGCACCAGCAGGAACTGTATAAAATTGAAGTTTCCTATTTATTGAAACACAAGGCATTGTTGGAATCATACGGCAAAGATGCTTCGGATATTCAAGGGCAGATTTATGATAAGATGATTGCCGAGGCTGATAGGTTGACGCAAGCCGCTAAGGATGCCGGAAAAAATGCGCAGAATGATAATTTGGCTGTTATTGATGAAGAGTTCCAGGCACAACGGGCAGCATTGAAACAAGCCTATATATCAGGGGATATTAAACGGGAAGCGGATTATCTGGAGAAGCTGAAAGAGTTGGAACGTCAATATCTGAATGACCGGAGAGACATGCTGGCTGCATTTGGGGAGGATACTTCAGGTATTGATACCCAATTGCTGGATATGGATTATGAGGATAAACAGGCTGATAAAGAAAAACAGCGTAAGAACGGTTTTCAGGATATAGATAATACTTCTTCTTTTCAGGAAAAGAATAGGCTTTTGAAAGCGATGTATGATGCGGACTTGATAACGTTTGAAGAGTATCAGGATGAAAAAGCCCGGATTGCAGAGGAACGCGAACAGCAGCGAATAGATAAGGCTAAAGCTGCATTAGATGTAGTTGGTCAGGCTACCTCTGCTGCCAGCCAAGTTATTAATGCCCTTCAGGATGCAGAGATTAGTAAAGTTAGCCGTAAATATGACAAGCAAATCAAGGCTGCCAAGAAAGCTGGTAAGGATACTACCAAATTGGAAGAAGAAAAGGAAGAAGCTATCAATCAGGTGAAAAAGAAATATGCGGACAAGCAATTTGCGGCTGCTGTATTGCAGGTTACGGCCACTACTGCCGTTACGGCCATGGAAGCATATAAGGCCATGGCAGGAATACCTTTCGTCGGTCCTGCATTGGGGGCTGCTGCGGCTGCGGCAGCGGTAGCCAGTGGTGCTGCCCAGATTGCGGTGGCAAAGCAACAGCGTGATGAAGCGAAAGGTTTGAAATCGGGCGGTTATTCCGATGAATACGTGGAAGGTTATACCCGCAGCGGGAATCCGGATGATGTGGCAGGTGTGATACCTGTACACAAGAATGAGTTTGTGACAAATCATGAAGGAGTTGCTAATCCGCATGTCCGTCAGTTCCTGGATGTATTTGATATGGCACAGAAGAATGGTACAATCCGTATGTTGAATACTACACAGATATTGGAACAGGTTCGTACCAGAAGTGGGAAGTACAGCGGTGGCTATAGTGCTGAAGAAACAGGAGTGCCTTCACAGTCATTTTCCGGTCCTGTTTCAGAATTGACGCCTGAGCAACGTTTGCAAATAGTTGTGCTGTTACAGAAGAATAATGAACTGCTGAAGGCTATTCTTGATAAGGAATTGGTGGTAGATCCACGAAAAGTGCGGGATGGTATCAAGAGAGTGGAAATGTTAGAGAGCAATGTGCGCCGGTAATGATGTCCTTTTTCTACGGATGCTAACTTGATACATTTGCAGCATGAATGTTTACGAGGCTATAAATGAAATGAGGGCATGTACTAAACGTGGCGAGTGCTTTTCTTTTTCGTTCATGAGTTACAGCTATGAGCGCAGGAAGAGTAATGGTGTTGTGAGGGTGGAACATGCCCAACTTCGCAAGCAAAGCCGGAAAGAACATAATCGTTTTGCTGATTATATGCTAAACTTCATTGATATGGATACATTGGAGTACGGTATATGTTGGCAACCTCTTCTTCTTGAATTTAACGGTCATGAACTGGAATTGAAATAAGTATGGATAATAAATATGAAAATATAGTTCCATGGAATGGCGCCAATGATACCGGGCGGGATGTTCGCCTGAAATTGGAGCGGAATTTCTCCAGAGTGGCCGCTAATTTCTTTGAACTTGCAGATAAAGATGCGGAACTGGAGGACTGGATTAATGCGATTGTCGAAGAACTGAAGAACTTTTTGCGTAAGGACCGGCCGGATGCAACGGAATATCTTTTGAAGCTGTTTGGTGGTGCTTGGTTCGGCGAGTTTGTTGATGGCCTGATTGCCGGCAAGGGTGCAGGGATATTTCCTGATGGTAGAGGACAATTTGAACGGTTGGAAGTCCGCGGTTCACTGTCAGTGCTTGACCTTATTATCAATCAGATTCAAGGAATGGAGTCTGACTACTCCTTTACCGAGATTGGTAAGATAAAATCCGTGGAGGATTTGGGAGAAAATACCTACCGTCTGAGCATCGAGAAACGCACAGACTTCGACTTCATGAAGTTCCAGGACAACGATGTCTGCTTCTCCATCATTAACACACTGCTTACAGGTGGTTCCGAGTATTACACCAGTTGGATGCGTATTCTTACCACCAATGCGCAGGAGAACAGCATAACGGTCGTGCTCTATCCGGACAGCGAAGTGCCTGGAGGCACGAACTATCCGCCGTTGGCCGGTTACAACGTAACCCGCAGGGGTAACAGTACGCTGCCTGAAGCAGGTGGCTTCAACGAACGGGCGCAGTCGTGGATGATTTCTTCGCGTGAGGGGCGCATCATGTTTTTGGCTAACGTGTTTAAGCCAATACTGGAGGATTACAACTACTCAATCAGTATCGGCAGATTTCCCCGTACCAAGGCACTTGAAAAGCTGCCGATTTCCGAGAATGAGACAGGCGTCATGGCACAGACGGTCATTGCCGAGAAATTCTACCAACTCGACCACAACGGCGATGTCGTTCCCAACAAGGTAGACCGGGGTGTCTGGTCGCCGGAAACGGCCCAGAGCGGTGCTCCTTACCGGTTCGTACAGCACGAACTGTCGAAACCTTCCGGCAGTGAATATACCCTGCTGGAACAGCATACGGTCTATCATCTTGGCTGCAAGTGGGGGTGTCTGAAGGACAAGACAACCGACGAACCTAAATGGAACTCCCCTTCATGGGGACTCCTTGAGGGCGACAGCAGGTATTCGCTCCAGCTCTCACTATCAGGCGGGGAGGCATTCGTCATAGGCGGTGTGGATGAGGTAATTTCCGGGCGTATATATTTCGGAACTACGGATATAACGGATGATGTGATGGCGGACGATGCTACCGAAGTGGAGTGGTTCCGCAACAGTGGCAATGTACCGGCGGACAACCTCTGGACGCCTGAGTACGTGGATGGCAACAGGCTTGCCATCCATATTGACAACGGGAACCAGCACGGGGTCGGTTCGGATTTCGGTTTTGTCAGCAAGTCCGTGATATTCACCTGCCGGGTGTTCTTTCCGGTAAACGGCAGGTTGGAGGAAGTGGATAAGAATTTAGGATTTGACATCGTATAAGAATTTAGGTATATGGGATTAAAGAGTAACAAGCAGTGGGGCCGTATTTACGTTGCCCCCCTTTCCCTTCAGGGAGAGATAATAGTATTGTCGGGCAGTCCTGTGCAGACGTATGACAAGGAACTGCGGGAATACAGCCCCGACCGGACCCTGACACCGCTGGTCATCGTGCCGAAGGTATCGGCGTTTGATGAGAAGACGGTATTCGGTGAAATGGAACTCACGGGGGTGGAGTGGTTCGAGGGCGCACCCCGTGACAAGTCGGCCAACCGTATCGTCGAGGGCGAGTATTACAGCATTTCCGACGGCAGCGGCGGTGTGCCCAAATATGCGCTTACCATCCGGAAGAACATTCCGCCGGAGAAGCCGGTGGAGTATTTCGGTATCGCGATATTCACTGACCCGCGCACGAACCGTGAGGTCCGCTGTGAACGGAGCGTGAAGTCCTATGCGCATCTTTATGACAACAAGGCGTATTCATTGCGCCTGAAGGGTGATACCGTGATGGTGACCGACCCGCTTCGCCTGACCGACCGTTCCGGTTATTGGGACAGGGAGATAGAACCGCAGCTCTATACGGGCACTGAACCGGTGGATGATGAACACGCCGCATACTTCTGGGACATTCTTGAAGACGGAGCATACCGCCCGGTTACGCCGGACGACCCCGGCATCGTCTGCCATGACGGGAACGGTGTATATACAAGAAAGCTGATGTATCAGGCGAAGTATGTCACTGGTGCAAGTTTCCGTTGCCGCGCCTGTGAATATGCGGGCAACAGACCGCAGGCTCCTACTGACGGGCGGCTGGAAGTGGTAATTGAGGTAAAGACGGAGATGGCAGCTTCCCTCAACTGCGAAATTATCCAGACAAAGGGTTTTACCCTTTCCGATGATATGAAGCAGCCAAGCGCCTATGAAATACGCATCTTCGACAACCGCCGCGAGTACGGTACAGAGTACGATGACCTTTTCCGCATCACATGGAAAGGCCAGAGTGCCAAGCCGGGCGAGCCGGAGAAGGTGCTGGCAACCGGTGGGCGGACGTTGGAGTTCATTCCGGCGGACAAGGGTTTCCCGGCAAAATATATCTTCCATGTGCGGGCGGAAGTGGGGCTTCTCATCGGTGAGTCCCTGATGGGCGATGAGGAAGGCGCCGTTATATCCTCGCAGGTTGACGGACAGACGGTATTCATTGCCACGGGTCCGGTATATGAATAATTGAGTAACAACTTTAAACTTTAATCAATATGTACGTAATAGCGGAAAAAACAAAGCTCGAAGGCAAATTCTTTGGGATAATGAATACCCTTCCGGATGGCAGGGTGTACATTCCTATCAGTGAGATGCGGAATGTGGGTACTCTTCTTGACATCGACATCATCGGTTCGGCACGTGAACTGAAAGAGTTGATTGATAAACAGCAGGAAGCGATGCAGGGTACGGAGGACATCGACCCCGGTTTCAGTGTGACACCCGAAGAGGAAGAGGAAATAGACTCCGGTTTCAGCCAGGAGCCGAATCCGGACAGCGACAGCGGGGCGTCGGAAGAGGGTAACGGTAGCGTGACCGGTCCGGAACAACCGACCGGGGCAAAGACTGACGGAAAAAGGAAAGGAGGCCAGCGATGAACCAGAATCAAGTGACCGCTTCACTGGCTATCGTGGCGGTGAGCAACGGAACAACCGTCAACGGGTATGTACGCGTGGATAACGGACCTCTTATCCAGGCATGGACAAAGGGTAGCGACAAGTATACGCCGGACTTTGAAGCGTTGGCGGAGGACAAACGCCCTATTGTCATTGTCGTGTTACGTGACGTGAGCAGCGGGCGCATCCTGATTCCTTCCAGGCTTGTATTCAAGTACAACGGAACCGAACTTGCATTCGGGGAGGACGGGCTGTGTACTACGGAACAGTTTGTCGGTACTTTCAAGCGCGTAACCGGATACAATGTCAGTGTGGACTCGCAGTCCTATCCCATGACGGGACTTCGGGTGATGAAGAACCTCGTACCTATTTCCGGATATGACAATGACCGCATAACCGTTTCCGGGGAAGTTGAAATCGGCGGGCATACGGTCGCGTTCAACGAACTTGCGACGGATGTTGTCATCCAGGAATCATCGGGTAAACAGTATGAGTTATTCATTACTTCTGACAAGGGTACGCAGATAATCAATCCGTCCGAAGTGCTGACATTGAAGGCATCGCTGTACAGCGGCGGAGACCTTATCAACGATTTGGGGAACATTACGTTGCAATGGAAGAAGCAACTGCCATCGGGAGAGGCCAACCTCGGAACTCAGGGAACCCAGAACATTGCCGCGAATGATATTGACGGTTCGCTGGTGGTAAGCTGTGAAGCTGTGCAGAATGCGAAGGTCATAGCAAAGGGCTTCATTACCGTGTTCGACCTTAGTGACCCTATACTGGCGGCATTCAAGGTCAAGGGGCTTGCTTCTGACGGGCAGATATATCCGGGAGAGACGGGAACTCTTATTCCGTATGCCTATAAACGCCAGTCTGGAGAGGAAGTGGCGGTGGCAAGCTGGGACTTCGCCACATTCGATGGCGAGAACAATCCGTTCACGCTGTCGGGCAAGGACAGCAACAAGTTCCAGGGCAAGGACATCGCACTGACCTATACGGATGCGGCGCGGGCCAAGACATTCAGAGTAATTGCCACGAACACTAATCCCATTGAGCTATGATGACGACGGCGGTTTTGAGTATCGTAGCTGTCAGCGAGCCTGACCCGGTGGAATACGTTGACATCGAGTGCCAGCCGGTTGCCATCTCTGTGGACTGTAACAACGTGCAGATGGTGCCGTTGAAGCTGAAAGCCCTGCACCGCAGCGGGGCTGATGCGGTCCTTCTGGATGTATTCTGGCGGCTACATGTCCAGTCGGCAGGCAAGGACCTCGGTACGGCGGATTCCCCCGGTGCATCGTCCGAATGGGAATACTACCTTCCATCTGACAAGTGGGGCAATGCGGATTCCGTGATTGTGGAAGCGTACCGTGATAGTGCCCGCGAGACCCTTCTTGCTCAGAAGAGGGCCAGCATTATTCGGCAGAACCCGTCCCCCTTCCCGGTCGAGGGTGACTGGAAACCGCTGCCGTTCAAGTATAAGAACGGGGAATATTTCCTGGATAAGACATTAGGCTTCATATTTATGTGGATGAATCCTGTACCGGGAAACAGTGATAAACATCCGTTCTTTGACGTGGCCCAAAATCCGGACACTACTTCCTGGAAATCCATCCAGGAATACCCGCTACTGGGCACGCAGCTTTTACTTGCCAGAAAGATAGACGCAGACCTTATCGACGTAGATAATCTGCGGGTGAAGCACCTGGATGGCGCAGACGGGGAGTTTACAGGCAGTGTTACCGCAACCGAAGGTTATATCGGTGCATTCAAGATAACCAACAGAGGACTTGAAAACGAAAAGGAAAATCCGACCGCGACATTGAGGATAGGCAAGGATGGCGGGAAATTTTTTGAAGTGAATGTCTCGTCCGGGGCAATGTGCCGTATTCGTGGAGATGGGATTACGGCACTCAGTTTGGATGCCTACGGTGACCATTCAACCGGTGTAAGAGTGATGGCCCAGGCCGGATATGATACTTGCGCGATAGAAGCATTGGGTAATGTAGATTTGAATGCCAGGAGCGGTGAATCGGTAAGAATAAGCAGATTACGGGCTTCCGGATTTGCTGCGGGTGTCCGCATTTTAGGCAGCAGTATGATGTCTGCCCCACCGAGCTATACGGTCAGTGATACCGATGACATTATCATATATGGAGGACCGGATCTAAGTTTTGACCCTACCCTGTTTCTTCCAAGTTCGGCTGTTACGGGTCGGATTGTATATTTGAAGAACCAGTTGAACCGGAATGTTTGGGTAAAAGGTCCCCTGATGAATGCCAATAACAGAGGCACAACGAACGCTTCTTCAATCAATCAAATATCCTGCTTTTTCATTTTTGACGGTAGTCATTGGATTCATTTTTACTGTGGATAATGGTTATGTTGGATATACTTTTAAAACTCAACGACAAGCTGCTGCATTTTCTTGCATGCCTTGTCATCACGCTGACAGCGGGTGAACTCTGTGCCGTTACGGCAGGCGTGACGAAAGAAGCCGCTGACTGGATGTATAAGAAGAACTGCAAGGTCGGTACGGGCTGGGACTGGCTGGACATACTTGCGGATGCTGCCGGCATAGCGGTCGGCAGCGTATTAAAGAGATTGGTATTCGATTATTAATATTAATAAAAAGGATTATGTTAGACACATTATTGGTTGCGCTGATTATCTCAGTAGATACCGCGCAGGTAAAGGAATTTCCGCAGAAGGCGGAAGTCGAGTTCAAGAAAAATGATTTAAAAGAGAATATCATTAAGTCAGCCCTGAATTTCCATAACAGCGGGAAGAAGGACGACAAGACCTGGAACTGGAAGATTCAGGATGTGGTGTTCAGAAAAGATTAAAATAATGTTCAATTTAAAAATCATAGTAGTATGGGAGCTATAAAAACGATGAAGGAAGTCGAAAGCGCACTTCCCCAGAAAAAAGAGATAAATTATGTACGTGCTTTGGATAAGAACGGCAATCCGATTTTAATCAATAAAGAGGACCTGGCGCAAGTTGTGGGAGAACTGATATGGAAAAAACTACGTGTTACAAACTCTTTTGCAATCCATTATACCCATCAAGTCCAATGGAACGGAGTAAGTCTCAATATCATTGGCAGCCATAATTTCTACAACGTAGGGGTTCGATTGGCAACCTACGCAAACAAAGTACCTTCCGATGGAATAGTCGGAGAGTTTTATTCCATACCATCCGGGTTTACCGATATAAAAGTGGTTTATAAGAATTGGGATGTTTACGTAGTATTCACTGTAGTACAAGGGCAATCTGTTTACTTTAAATACGATTGCAGTACCCAATGCGATATAATTAAAGATATTGGTTTCATAGACGAATCATACAAGGAGATAAAACCTATTGCACAATAGTGCAATCTGCCAGTCCGGTAATTTCATCATCTTGTGTAGCCATATCGTACATTGAATCTCTAACTATCAGTTCTCTGACAATAGTTCTATCACCTAATGAATTGTCCGAGGTCAAGTATATGGATATTCTATGGTCAGTTTCGTATTTCATTTTTAGGTATGTATCGCTATTGGGTTGTCCATATAGGTATTTGACATATACTTTTGTAGAATCTTGTAATTCCATAGTATTACCAGCAATGTAAACGCAAAAATCACTTAATGGTTCACCTGTGGATATACATGATACTCTGATAGCAAAAGGAGCCCATTGGGAAGATGATGAACGGTATAGCAATACGCTACGTTTGCCTTCTGATTTTATCTTTGTTGTTGCAAACTTGGAATTACTTAATCCGTCTTTCTCAGGAGTTACAACTGGCATCAGT